CCTACTACGAGAACGTATTCGGCAGCACGGTCAAGGTGCTGAAGTCCGGGGACGAGTTCGAGCAGTTCCAAGCCGACCGCCCCAACGTGAACATGAGGGAATACTGGCGAAGCCTGACCGAGAAGGTGTGCGCCGGCGTCGGTATCCCCTACGTCCTGGTGTTCCCGGAAGGGATGCAGGGCACGGTCTACCGCGGCGCCCTCGATATGTCATCGGTGTGGTTCCGGAGCCGTCACCAGGTGATGGCCTCGGCCGCCCGTAGGATCTGGGAATATGTGATGGAATACGCCATCCGCACCGATCCCACCCTGCGAGACTCACCTGACGACTGGTACGAGATCGCTATCCAGGCACCCCGGGCTCCCAACGTCGACGTGGGCCGCAACTCTGCTGCACAGCTCGCTGAGCTAGGCGCTGGTGTTACCACCTACGACGAGATCTACGGCGCCCGAGGTATCGACTGGCGATCCGCCCTGGAGGCCAAGGCTCAACAAGCCCGGTACATCCAAGACCTGGCCACTAAGTACGGCCTCGATGTCTCTGAGATCTCGACCGCCCAGAAGCAGCCTATCGCGCCCGAGCCAGCCGAGATGGCTGCCGAGGCAAAGCCCTCTGGGACAATGCCCGAGGAGATCCCGGCCCAACCCATCCAAGAGGTGGTTGCTGTGGCTAAGAAACGGAAAACCAGATCCAAGAAAACAGAATGACCAAGATCAACAACTGGCTTTCCTACCAGCCCCGGGCCTCGGCCTCTGAGCCGGCCACCCTTCAGATCTTCGATCAGATCGGTGAAGACTGGTTTGGTGGATCCGGAATCTCGGCCAAGGCCTTCAGTGAGGCCCTGCAGGACGTCGGCCAAGGCCCCCTGGTGGTCGAAATCAACAGCCCTGGCGGCAACGTCTGGGACGGCCTTGCCATCTACAATATGCTGCGAGGCCGGCAGGCACCCGTCACCACCCGGGTGGTCGGCATCGCTGCCTCGATCGCTTCGATCATCGCCCTGGCCGGTGACACTGTTGAGATCGCCGATGCGGCCTTGTTTATGATTCACGACCCCTCCGGAATGGTGGCAGGCACCTCGGAGGAAATGAGGAAGATGGCCGATGCCTTGGATCAGCACGCAGAGGTGCTGGCTGGTATTTATTCGAAGGTCACCGGCCGCCCGACCTCTCAGATCCGGGCCGCAATGAAAGAGGAAACCTGGTTCACCGCCCAGGAGGCCATCCAGTTTGGCCTGGCCGACAAGATGACCGAGGAGCAGATGGCCATTGCCGCCTGCTGGCATCCTCGGGCTGTCACCAAGACCGCTCCCGAGACTGTCCGAAACAACCTCCGCCGCGGCCTGGAGCAGTACGCCGAAGGCCTCGCCGGTGATGGCCTTGAGAAGCAGACGGTCCTGGACGCCGAGGCCCTGGTGGCCGGTGAGGCGCCCACCGAGGACAAGATCCGCACAGCCAACGCCTGGTGGGGACGCAACGAGCGCTTCCTCGAAGCCGAGCCCAACACACCGGCCGACGTGGCAGCCAACCTTTGGGGAGGCGCCGCAGGCCGTGATTGGTTCAAGGCCCTCTATGCCCAGCTCGAAATCGAGGAGGGCGAGACCCCGGATGAATCTCCGGAGGACAAACTTTCGACCGGCAGCACCGACGCTGCCGCCGATGGCGCGACAACCGCGCCGACATCACAGCAGACACCACACAACATGACTGAATCAAACACCGTGGTGGCGGCCGCTCCTAGTGCGCCGTCCGCCCTCGACATCGACGCCATCGTGGCTAAGGCCGTTGCCGCCGCCATCAGCGCCAAGGCTATCACCGCCGCCCCTGCCCCCGAGCCTCTCCGGCCGGTGATCCAGAACCTTGGCAACCCCCTCCTGGAGAAGCACAAGAGCCTCCGCGCCGGTGCCGAGCGCCAGCGCTTCCTGATCGAGAACCACAGCGAACTGCTCCGCCAGTCGGCGCTGATCGCTCCCCAGGCTGCGAACACCTTCGCCTCCGGCTTGGTTGTCGACTATCTCGCCGACGCCGTGATCACCGTGATCAGCGCCAAGCTGGCCATGATCAGCAGCTTTACCCGCAACGTCGGCCTGGATAACCTCCGCCCCCGTGCGACGGTGCAGGTCAAGAAGTTCACCACCGGCGACGCCGCGGTCGACAACGCCACCAACTTCGAGGATGGCGCCGCCAACCAGTCCACTCTGGCCGCCACCTCGGTGACGGTGAACCAGATCACCAAAACGTTCACGGTCACCCAGCAGGAGCTGAACCAGGGCTTCGCCCTCTCCGACCTGTCCCAGGGCTCCGCTGAGATCTTCGCCCTGGCCATCTCCAAGAAGGTGACCGCTGTCATGACCTCCGGCAACTACGGCGCCGGAACCACCATCGGCACGGCCGCCAACTTCGACAGCTCCGACCTTCCGGCGATCCTGGCCCTGGCCAAGAACTACCGCCAGAAGCTGCTGTTGCTCGACGGTGGCCACCTGGCTCGCCTGATGTTCTCCGGTCAGTTCACCGCTGCCGCTGGAACCAACCCGTTCCCTGACAGCCGATATGGCCCGTTGAACAACGGTTTCTTTGGCTTCAACAACATCCTGGAGCAGAACGACTGGACCGGCGCTATCGCCAACACCGCCGGCTTCGTTTGCGGCCAGGACGCCATCGCGGTGGCCTCGGGCCTCCCGGTCGGCATGATCGCCGGTGAGTTCCTGGAGCAGCGCACGGTCGAGCTGTCCAACGGCCTTTCGGTCCTGCTGTCTGTCTGGTACAGCCGCGCCTCCCGCGCCCATATGGCGTCCTACGACATCATGTTCGGCGCCGCGGCCGCTGACACCACGCAGGCCGAGGTTCTCATCACCGCTTAATCCTTAAGGATATGCGTATCGCAACCACCGTAGCAGTGGACAAGAACGGCAAGAGTAAGCTCGTTTCTGGTCCCGATATTGACGCGAGTCTCCAACGCGACAATTTCAACACTGTTTCAGTTCCCGAGGGAGGCAAGCTCATCTTGTGGGTACAAGGAGCCTTAGCACCGAAAGTTCGAAAAGGTTAACAAACCGAAATTGGGGAGGTTGCTGGAAAGTTCCGGTGACCTCCCCTCTAACCGAAAGACAAAATGGCCGTTCAAGCAGACATTTCAACCGAGTACAGCATGGGCCGCGAAGGCTTTGAGCTGTTCACCACTACCGCAGCGCAGACCGGCGCTTGGTCTGGCTTGATCCCGATTGAGCCGACGGTGTTCACGTCGATTACCGGACACCGCATTGCCGGAACGTGGACCTCCAAGACGATTCCCGCTGGAACCCCGATGGTGGGCAACATCACCGGCTTCCAGATCTCCAGCGGCTCTGTACTGGCGTTTAACGCTCGCGCCTAATGATTTCACTCGGAACATCAATCAACAGGACACGATCTGTAAGCCAGATCATGCCCGAGCCTCCGATCATGCGGAGGGATGTTCTGCAAGAGGACGAGACCTTCCTTCTTCAAGAGGATGGTGTGAGCAAGCTCGTCATTTCATTTGGAACCTTCGACAGCATAGTGCTGGAGGACGGGACCAGTTTCCTTTTACAAGAAGACCTCGGAAAATTCATTCTAACCGTTTACTGATATGGCAGACTCAAAGATTACAGCACTGACGGCGTTGACCGCCGCCGATCCCGCCAATGACATGATCCCTATTGTGGATGTGTCAGATACGCCACCAGCATCAGGGAATACAAAGCGAATCAGCATCAACAACATTCTCGCTTGTTCTCCCACCGCCACCCTCGCCTCCGCCACCATCACCGGCGATCTGACGGTGGATACGAACGTCCTGAAGGTTGATACGTCGAACAATCGGGTGGGTATTGGGACGGCGAGTCCGACTGTTGCGCTGGAGGTCGCTGGCTCCGCAACGATCACTGGTAATCTGACGGTGGACAGCAACACGTTGGTTGTTACCGCTTCAACCGACACGGTCTGCATTGGGGCAACTACCACAGATGCAAAGTTTCGGGTTCTGGATGGTTCTGGTAACGGTGTTAGAATCGGATTTAGTCCCGGTGTTTTAAATTACAACCTGTATGATGCTACGGTGCATGAGTTTCGCGCTGTAGGTGGTACAAACTCTTTTGGTGCCATAACCGCAAACGGTATTGGTCTTGGACTCACTCCCGCAGCCAGCGGCATTGGCGTAGCATTCCCTGCTACTCAATCCGCTTCGTCCAATGCGAACACGTTGGATGATTACGAGGAGGGGACTTGGACTGGAACTCTTAAGGGTTCGGTTTCAGATCCTACCACTCCGGTTACTGCAACGGGTATCTACACAAAAGTTGGAAAGTTGGTAACCATTACAATTGCGTATTCTAACGTAAACACGACTGGGGCATCTGGTGATGTTACCATTACAGGATTGCCGTTTGCTGGAGCAGCAACTGGAGCTGGATCTGTAATAACATTTGATATGTTCACCACTTCCACAACTTTGGCTTGTTGGAACGTTGGAACCACAATCGCGTTTTATGTGTCAGGAGGATTTATTCCAGCAACACATAATGCTGGAGCGTCTCGCAACGTTAATGTAACAATGACCTACTTCGTCTAATCTTATGCTCACCGAACGCACTATCTTCTCGCTCTGCGAGGTTCTTCCTAACACCACGTTGCAGGTTCGTCTTGCGGACCAGATCGTCGATGGAGAAGCCGTAAAGGCTTCCACCTTCCGCCGCTACTGTCTCGCTCCCGGCTCAGACCTCACGGGTCAGCCGGAGCAGGTTGTCGCGATTGCTAACGCTGTCTGGACTCCTGCCGCTGTCGCAGCCTACGCCGCAAGCCAAACCCCTAGCCCCATCATCCAATGATCGTACCAGTTGATATCGTCTCAGTGCAGTGCAATCAGAACAACTCGCTGTTCGTTACGACCGGAGTTGATTATGACAACAACGGCGCGGTTGCTGGGTCTGAGATTACCTCTCAGTACACGCTGAACCCCGGTGATTCGCTGGAAGGTCAGCCGACCGAGGTGGTGAATATCGCCAATGCGTTGTGGACTCCGGCGGTTGTGGAGGCTTACAAGCTGGCGAATCCTCCGGTGGTTGAAGCTGTGCCTTCGTTGGCGTAAATCCTAGAAGCACCAGCAAAAGACCCATCAAATCCCACCTAAATGGACGCATCCAATCACGGCGGTGACACAAATCAGATGATCGCTTCCATGGGTGGAGCAGCAGCGGCCACCGCTGTTTCGTTTATCCCCTGGCTCACCGACTGGGTTAGACTTATCACCGCCGTGATTGGCTTACTGTGCGCCATCTACGGTGCGTATCGCTTATTCCGATCCAAATGAAAAACACCAAGACCACACTGGCCGGCATCGGTGCCATCCTGGTCGCTGTTGGCGGCGCTCTCAAGGCCCTGTTCGACGGTGACCCGACCACCCATCTGGACATCACCACGACCATCGCCGCGGTGACCGCTGGCATCGGCCTCATCTGGGCCAAGGACGCCGAGAAGAAATCCGAGTGAACTGGATCTACCAGATCCTGAAGGCCCTGCTCGACTGGTTCCGAGAAACACCACCCACCGATGTGCAACATGGCAAAGCTCCCGAGGCCCTCAAAAGCGATCTGGCTGATCGCATTGCTGACCTGCCTGGGCTGCCAGGTGGCGAAGGTGGTCCTGGTCCCTTCCGGTGATCCGGTGATGCTGGCCAAGCCGGTGAAGGCCAGCGTGTACGGTTTCGACAAAGACAAGAAGCTGGTGGGGCCGTCCACGGTGACGCTGCCTGCCGGCTGGTACGTCCTGCCCAAAAACTGATATGGCCCAGCAAATCATCAACATCGGAGCAATCGCCAACGACAACACCGGGGACACGCTCCGGGGCGCCGGCCAGAAGCTAAACGATAACTTCAACGAGATCTACGCCGCCCTGCCTCTGACCGCCCCGTCGACCTGGGTGCCGACGCTGACCGATTCCGGCGGTGGCCGCACCTTTGCGATCACAGTCAACATGGCGCGACACACGGCCATTGGATTCATCGAGACCTTTACGGTCGACCTGACCATTAACTCGGTGAGCGGCGCTGCCACCGGCGATCTTCGACTGAGCCTGCCGGATCCAGTCACCTACGACGCCGCACTGGCCATCTGGCTCGACAACGCCACAAACCAGGCCAAGACCGCGGTGATCGGTAAAGCTGTCGGTGGTACGTCCTACGCCGCTCTGTACCACTACGACAACGGGGACTCGACCAGCCTGGCTGGGCAACTACAGGCAACCAGCCGCATCGTAATCTCCGGCACCTACTTCACCGCCTAAATGACCATCATCGGCTCCAGTCTCCAGCAGGGCATGACGGTGCTCCAGCAGATGCTGGGGGCGCCGATGTTCATCTGGGAAGGCTCGTCGATCCGGTGCATCCCGGCCATGGTCACCGATGCCAACACGCCGGTGCCCGGTGGATTCCAGGACAACGTAGCATCCCGGATCCTGGTCAAGTTTTCCGACTGGAAGACCTGGGACAGCACCCTGGTCACCATGGACACCACCCTTTACACCCTCGACCAGGGCACCGAGTTCTCCAGGCTACTCAAGGAGGACGGCTACTACCTGCTCCAGGAGAACACCGACCGCATCGCCCTGACCTTCTGCAAGCCCCGCCCGGTGGTCGGCAGGACCCTGGTCTATCAGGGACGCACCTTGCGGATCCTGTCCTGCCGTGTGGATGCCTCCGGCGCCTACTACAGCCTCGAACTAGGAGCGAAAACCCGGTGAGGCCTGTCGTCAACATGACGGTGGATTCCAGCCGCTTCGATGCGGCAATGAAGGCATACCTTCTGCAGACGAGCCGTGACCTTCACAAGGCGGTCAACAGCCGATTCTTTTACCTGATGGTCCGGCTGTTTGTCCTGGTGCCGCCTAAGAGCCCAGGCCAAGAACGGCGCCGAATCGCCGACTACCTCGGCACGCCGCTTGGAAACATCAATCGGAAGTCCAAGAAGACCGGCAAACGCATCGGCAAGTCCCGACTGCTTCGCCGGGTACACCTGATCGCCCAGTCTAAGGAAGCCAAGGCCGGCCGCCGCGGTCTTTACGGTGAGGAGATGAAAGTGGCAGCCTCGGCCCTGATGCGTAAGGCTATCGGCTCAGTAGGCTACCTCCGCTCCGGTGTGGTGAAGATCATCCGGATCTACAACCGAGGTTTTACCCAGTTCCAGAGTCCCAAGTGGAAGCCCCTGTCAAAGCCTGCAGGCTACAAGGCGCCCAAGAAGACCAACGCCGCCCTAGTGTCATTGGCCAACCAGTACGGCCTTCCTGAGGAGAACGTGGCCGTGCACAAGGGCACCAAGGCCCGAGGCATTCAAGCGGTCCCAGGATTCAACCCGACAGCCTCGGTGGTCATGACCGCTGGCGTGGCCGACAACCAATACAACCGGGTGGCAACGATCTACAACCAGGCCATGCAGAGGGCCATGGACGACGAGCTGGCCGAGCTGACCAACCACATGACCGAGGCCATGCTGCAAAACGGCAAGGTGCTGGAAGACAACGGAATCTCCATCAAATGAACGCCGCCGCACTCAGAGCAGAGAAGGCTGTGGCCGACTACCTGGCAGCCGCCGACTGGTCGGCCTCCGGCGCCGGAACGCCCACCTGCCTCACGTCCTACAGCCGCGGCCTCTACGACGACCCCGACGAGCAGGACGTCATGCCCAACTTCCCGCGCCTAGTGGTCTCGACCAACTCGGCCAGGCCTGTGCAACGCACCGATCTGACCTGTGAGGTCGAGATTGCTGTCGAGCTTCAACTCTCGGCCGACGACACCGACGAGGCCGATGTCCTGACCACCGTGCAGGTGCTCGACAATCGGATCCTGCCGCTCTTTGACGAGTCCGGCGCCTCTGCCCTGGACGCGCCGCCAAACGACGTCAGCGGCCCGTTTACGGCCCAGTTCGCCGCCCCTCTGGACTTTGGGGCATCCTCAATCTCTAATCGGTCCAGGACGTTCACCAGGACCTTCACCCTTTACTGCAGCGCAACCATCTAACCTCAGACACCTATGGCTAACGTACACGGAAATAAATATCTCTTTGGATCACCGGCGACCTTGGCAATGTACGACGCCGCCGGCGCCCTCATTGTCACCGGCTACA